GGATTCAGACCAGGAAATTGAACACGAACGTAATAGAGCTTTAGATGATGCTAGCCATATTTTTAGGTTAAACCAAATTGAAAATGAAGGTAATGATCCTATTGAATCAGGTGAATCATATGGTACGCCCCATGATTTAGCTTCTTTATATTCTACTAAAAGAGATAAAACTATAAAAGATGTTCCTGATGGTTATGATGAAGAAAAACCGGGTAGACCCGCTATAAAGCTTAGTAGATATGATACTGATCAAGCTAATATGGGTAGAGATCCTTTAGGAAAAGCAGGATTAACGGCCGATGATAGCCCTAAAAGAACAAACGATGTATCTACTTTTGCACTAGAAGAAAATAATCGAATTTTAAAAAAACTATCCTTAAATAGATTAAGAGGAAAAGAATTAATCAATGAAGATACTACTCCTTCTATATTAGATGAAAAAAATATTATAGATGAGTAATCTTCAGATTTCCCCATATATTTATATAGGAATAAAAATACTTTATGCATGAAACCTAAGCACTCCAAGTACAAAAATACTGGGATATTATTTGAATTGCTTACTAGGCAAATTACTTCTGAAACAATATCTAATAATAATCCTAAAGCTGTAGGTATTTTAAAGAAATTTTTTGGAAATAATTCTACTTTATTAAAAGAATATCAAATTTATCATGCTTTATTAAATAAAAAATTTAATAAAGAAGCAAACGCAACAGTATTATTAGAAACTCTAATTAATGCCCATGATAAACTAAATAAATCAGTATTAAGAAGAGAAAGATATAATTTAGTTAAAGAAATTAAGGATACTTATAATATTGAAGATTTTTTCAAAGCTAAAATTCCTAACTATAAAGTATATGCTAGTGTTTTTAATTTATTAGAATACAAAAACGCAAATCCATTACACATTGTAGATTCTAAAGTTATAATATTAGAACATATTACTGGTAAGGGCCTTCCAAATAAACCTAAAAAAGATATGGTTATGGAAGAGTATGAAAAGTTTGATAAAGAAACTAGAGCTCTTACCTATAAAATGTTAATGGAAAAATTTAATGAAAAATATTCTGGTTTAGATACTAACCAAAAAACTTTATTAAAAGAATATGTTTATAACATATCTAATAGCCCTAAATTAAAGCGTTTTATTAATGAAGAAATTAATAAAGTGAAAATAGAAATTAAAGAGTTATCTAAAAATACTAATAAAGTTACTCAAATTAAGCTAAATGAGGTAGTAGGTTTAATAAAACCTCTTTGTAAGAAATCATCTGTTCATGATGATAATGTAATTAACCTTTTAAATTATTATGAATTGGTTAATGAATTAAAATCATTATAATGAAAATAGATGAACTTAGGAATATTATCCGTGAACTCATTAAAACAGAGTTAGAAGAAGCTAGCGCATTAGGAACTGGTGCTTCTTTTAGTCCGGGTTCTTCTGAAGCGTATAGTACTCCTTTTGCATTTAAGAAAAAAAGAAAACGTAAAAATTAATAGTTATGCCAAAAAAAATTAGTGCCTTTGACTTTGCAAAAAGAAATAATAAAGTAAATAGACCAGGTATTCATGCTAAAACAAAGCATAGTAACCATAAAAGCTCTAAAAATTATAGAAAACTAAATAGAGGACAAGGAAGATGAAACAATTACTTATAGAACATATGCCATTTCAGGTGGATAAATTATTAGTTGAACAATCTATCAGAGAAAATAAACCCCTAAGAGTAGGAGGTATTATACAAAGAGCTGGTGTAAAAAACCATAATGGCAGAATCTATGAGCAAGAAATTTTAGAAAGGGAAATTAAAAAATATATTGATGGGCCCGTTAAAGAGAAAAGAGCATTAGGGGAATTAGATCACCCTGAATCTTCTGTTATCAATTTAAATAATGTATCCCATAATATAGTAGAAGTTACTATGAAAGGAAATGATGTGCATGGTGTAGTTGAAATACTAACCACACCCGCAGGAAATATCCTTAAAGAGTTATTCCGTTGTGGTGTTACCGTTGGAATATCTTCTAGAGGTATGGGTTCAGTACAAGAAAATTCAGACGGAATATTAATGGTACAAGAGGATTTTGATCTTTTATGTTTTGATTTTGTATCTACCCCCTCTACACCAGGTGCTTATATGACTCCTATGAATGAAGGAGTAAATACCCCCACCACAGATTATACTAAAGTTAATAATGTTATTAGAGATATAATTTGTGACAATACAGGGATGTGTAAGTGTTAATTCTTATTACGGAATCCCTTAATAAAGTTATAAATAAACACTATTGTCATAACGGGCCATCCGCATATTAAACAGATGCGTTCTCCTTTAGTAACTTCGTATCCAGTAAGTCTAATTACTGATTCAAGTAAACATCCTGCTACTACACCTATTAATAAGTATTTTGCTAATAAAACCATAATTTAGAATTTTTTTATAAGATACGAAAAAATTTTTGGTTTTCCAAATTACTTTTATATTTATTTGAGAAAGCATACACTATCTAAATATAGTGTCCCTGGATTGTAAAATTAATCCCTATTAGAGATACTAAAATCTCTATTTCCCGTACACAATTTACTGGAAGCCAACTAAAAATTAAAAATAAAATGGCTAAAGAATTATTAAAAGAGGCAATCGCTGATGCGAAAGCTGTTAGAGAAGTAGCTTTAGAAAATGCTAAAATGGCATTATCCGAAGCTTTCGACTCTAAAATTAAAAACATGCTCTCAGCTAAGTTAGCTGAAGAGTTAGAAGAAGACGTTGAACTTGAAGAAGAGTACGTTGATGAAGAAGTAGAATCTACTGATGAAGCAATGAAATACGGAGAGGACGACGACAAAGCAGATGAGGACATGAAAGAAGCTATGTATGACGAAGACGATGATGACGCCAAGAATGAAGAATTCGAACTTGAAGAAGACGAAGAAATCAATCTTGAAGAACTCATGGCCGAACTCGAAGAAATGGGTAACATGGAAGAAGATGAACCTGAAGCTAAAAATGAGGGTAAAAAGAAAGAAGATGAAGAAGCAGCTAATGAAGGTCGAAAAAAAGACGATAAAGAAGAAGCTAATGAATCTTTTGACATTGATGCTCTTGTAGCTGAAATCGAAGCCGAATTAAACGAAGAATCTATTGATGAAGGTGCTACTGGCTATGACGAAAAAGTCGGTGGCAAAGGCAGAACTGGATATGATGATAAAGTCGGTGGAAAAGGTAGAACAGGATACGATGCTAAAGTCGTTAAAAAACTTTCTGAAGAAAGAGATGAAGCATTAGAAACTGTTAAAACTTTAAAAGCAACTATTTCTGAAATGAATCTTCTTAATAGCAAACTCCTCTACTGCAACAAACTATTTAGAGCTAATGCACTTACTGAAAACCAAAAGGTTAAAGTAGTTGATGCATTAGATAAAGCTTCTACAGCGGGTGAAGCAAAATTGGTATTTGAAACTCTTCAAGAATCATTTGCATTTACTGGTGTAGAAAAAAGAGCAATTAAGGAAGGATTAGGACGCGCTTCTAAAGCGACCGGAAATGCTCCTCAAAAGGTTATAACGGAATCAGTTAATGACACAGTGTCTAGATTCCAAAAACTCGCAAACATTAATAAATAATTTTAGAAAACATGAATGTAAATTCACTTTTAGAGGGCGCTAGCCCTTACAAAGAGCAACAGAAAGAATCTGTTAAGCTCGTTAACAAGTGGGAAAAATCAGGTCTTCTTGAAGGATTAACTGGTCACGAGTCTGAAAAGCCTGCTATGGCAACTTTGCTTGAAAACCAAGCAAGACAGTTGGTTAAAGAGGCTAGTACTTTAGGTACTAACGCTTCTATCTCTACTGGAGATAGTGAAGCATATGCTGGTGTTGCTCTTCCTCTCGTAAGAAGAGTATTCGGCGAAATCGTAGCTAAGGACTTACTTTCAGTTCAACCATTAAACCTTCCTTCCGGACTTATTTTCTACTTAGATTTCCAATACGGAAACGCTAATTCAAGTCGTTTTGATGTAAATGAAAGTTTATATGGTGCTACTGAGGACTTAACTAGAACTCAGTTACCAGATGAAACTAATACAGATCAAGGTTTATACGGTGCAGGTAGATTTGGTTACTCTATTAACGAAACTAGCTCAGTTCACGTAATAACTACCTCTTCAGCTACATTTACTGATATTTTAGCTTTAGATACTGAATTCTCTGCTTCTAAAGCAGGTGAGTTTGGTGGAGCTACAGGTGCAACTTCTGTTGTAAGAGTAGCAACTGTTACAAATGCATTTGGAACTAGTGCTGTATTAACAGACGCAGATCCAGAAGGTGTAAGAGCTTTCAATATTGATAATGTAGAATGTGTTGTTTTCCCACAGTTCACTAGAATTGTTGGTGATAACTTAGAATTTGTAATCTCAGCTTCTGCTGATACACTTGGTGGATTCGTAAGTGCTTCTACTATTGCATTCCAGAAAGGACCAGATAACTTAGATGATAGAGGTGATTTCCAGGACGGATCTGTTAACACTACAGCATTTGGTAATAGTGTTTCTAATTTAGATATCCCTGAAATCAATGTTCAGTTGAGAAGCGATACTGTAACTGCGAAAACTCGTAAGTTAAAGGCTCAATGGACACCAGAATTCGCTCAGGACTTAAATGCTTACCATAGCATTGATGCTGAGGCAGAATTAACGTCTATCTTATCTGAGTACATTTCAATGGAGATTGACCTTGAATTACTTGATATGCTTATCACTAACGCTGATACCGTAGAAGGTTGGAGTGCAAATT